TATGTTGAAGTTGACGGCAAAATTGTTGACGAACAACGTATTGCTACATTAGCAATGGCTTAATAGTCATGAAGTACAAGGTGTTAGTTGGTTATAGTGGGGTAGTATCTGCCCCACTTGATAGCATTGTTGAGTATACAGACGAAGTAATCATCAATGATCTATTGCAAGCTGGTTACATCGAACCTGTAAAACAAGCTAAAACCAAAAGCAAAAAGGCTGAAACAGAGGAGTAAACATGAAAGTTAGTGAGTTAAATCTTGATATTGTATCGAACTATATTCGTGTTGATGTTACGGCCGATACTAAACCTATCTTAGACATGGTATTATCTGCAGCAATTTCCTATTGTATGACATATATGGGTATTGCTGATAAGACTACACTTGATGATTATGAGGATATGCCTATCGCAGTATTGAGTTTATGTGGCGAATTTTACGATAATCGTACATTCACGGCCGTAGAAAATGCGGTGGTAAACCCTACGGCACAGGCTATCTTAGATAAGTATTCAATGAACTTATTATAGGTGAAATTATGTATAGAAAAGGTAGATTAAGCACTCTATTACAACATCAAGCAGAAATTCACGCTAACAGAAAATCAACTACTATGAATGAATTGGGGCAATATCCTATTGTTGATACAGTTATAGGCAATATGCATTGTGGAGTCATTCCACAGACTGGCGGTCTATTAAGTGGTAGAACGGCAGAAACTACACTTGCTAGAACTACACATAAGGTAGTGTGTAGGTATCGCAACGATATTGAACCGGATATGTGGCTAATTATTGAGGGGCAGAAATATAACATCTTGTATGTTATGGATCCATACCTTAATAAAGAGCGACTAGAAATATTTACAGAGGTTGTAATCTAATGGGTGTTGATATTGAAACAGAAGGTTTAAGTGAGTTTTCTCAAGAGTTGCTAGACATAGCGACTAAAGACTTTCCGAAAGATACAAAGAACTTTCTTCAACGTGCTGGTAATAAGCTAAAAGCTAATGCAAAAAACAACTATAAAAGTGGTACTACACAAGGTACAAAAAACCTTATCAAAGGCCTTAAACGTGATAGAGCGTATAAGTATGGTAAGGATGAGTGGCAAGTGCGTGTTAAGAATACCGCACCGCACGCATGGTTAGTTGAACATGGTCATGTGATGCTAGGTCATTCTGCACAGGGTAAACCTAAATTGATAGTTGGTAACACAGGGGAAGCCTTTGTAAGAGGGAAGAATGTAATGGGTAAAACTGCTAAAGCCTTTCCGTCAGAATATCAAGGGTTAGCGGAAGAATTTATTGATAAGATGCTTAATGAAAAAGGTTTAGGCTAGTGATAACTGCAGTTGAAATAGTAAAAGCATTAACAGTAAAGTGCAGAGAACTGCTAAATTGTGATGTTAATGATAGAGATATTTCAGAGGGATTTACTAGACCATCATTTTTTATTGAGGTAGTAGACTTTAACAATGAAGATATAGGCGAAATCCTAAGAGGTGATACGCTTAATATCTATATCTACTACTTCAATGAAAAGCGTGAGATTGGCTATCTTAACTTACTCAAAGCAAGAGAAAGCTTGCGTGAGATGTTAGCAATGCCTGTTAGCGTAGCTGATGGATTTAGTATAACTGCATCTGATATAGTCGAAACAATCAATAAGGCTGATATGTCATATATCACTAACTTTGATGTAACGATCTATCAAAACAGACCAGAAGCAGATGCACCTTACATGGAAAAATTGGCGGTCAACGGAGAGTTGCAAGAGCCAACGGAAGAATAGTTATAGCACCCACCATGTATGGGTGTTATTTTTAATGGGTAAAAGGAGCAGAATATGGCGATTGGCTTACCAAATATTGATATCGTATTCTTGCAAAAGGCGGTATCTGCCGTGCTACGTTCCGAACGTGGTACTGCATTAATCATCGTTAAAGATGATAAACAAACAGAAATTGGCTATGATGTATTCAAATTTGAAGCAGACATTACCGATAAAAAATACAATGCCGATACAATTAAATTGTTGAAGCGTTGCTTCTATGTGAATGTAAATAAAGTAGTGGTATTACATGTACCATCTAAAACAACTGCATTTGCAGACATTAAACAAGTATTAGACCGTATTAAGTACAACTGGGCTTGTACTACTGTAGCAGAATGGCAAACAGATTTAGTATCTTATACAAAATCTCGTAATGTTATCTCTAAAGGTCGCAAAGTTAAATGTGTAGTTGCTAACGTAGCAGTTGCAGATGATAAACACGTAGTAAATATGAAAGGTAATTTTGTACATGAAGCTGATGCGGAAGCTGGCACTAATGTCAAAATGACTGATTACCTACCACGAATTACATCTATTTTGGCTAACTTACCAATGAACCGAAGCATTACATACTACGAATTGGAAGATTTAGACTATGTGGATAACTCTTATGTTACTGCAGAAAAAGATGTAAATAAGTGGACAGATGAGGGGTGGCTGCTCCTCATCAATGATGATGAAGATAACGTAGTGCGTGTGGGCCGTGGTGTTAATACATTAACTACATTCACATCTACTGATACAGAAGATATGCGTAAAATCATCATTGTTGAAAGTATGGACTTAATTCAAGAGGACTTGTATTCCACGTTTAAAAAGTACTACGTGGGCAAGTATAAAAACCACTTGGATAACCAATACTTATTTATCTCTTCTGTAAACGCATATTTCAAATCTTTAACTAAAGTTGTTAATGGTGAAATTCTAGACCCAGAATATGATAATCATGCGTTCGTTGATGTAGAAAACCAAAGACAAGCATGGTTATCTGTAGGCAAAACAGAAGCAGAAGATTGGGATGAAGCGAAAGTTAAAGAAATGTCCTTCAAATCTACTGTATTTATTGCTGCTAAAGTTAAAATCTTGGATGCTATGGAAGATTTGTCCTTCCAAATTACTATGGAATAAGGGGGTAAAGTATGGCAAGTAAAGACATTCATAATCAAATCTTACGTGGCCAATTTGGTAAGGTATGGATTGATGGCGAATTATATGCAAATGTTAAATCTTTTGAAGCTAAAATCTCCCTTAAATATGAAGCGGTAGACATTAACGGCGAAATGGGTGTACATCAACGCTTAGTAGGTTTTGAAGGTGCTGGTACATTAGTACTCCACAAAATCGATAGCCGTGTAGCACAAAAGATTGCAGGTAAAATTAAAAATGGTAGTGTACCAGATATTAAAATTGTATCTAAATTAACAGACCCAGATGTAAATGGTGCTGAACGTATTGAATTAACTGGTGTTACTTTGGATGAATTAACACATGGCTTTGAAAACAAAAAGGTACAAGAAGAAAGCTATCCTTTCAAATTTGCTGATTACAACTACTTAGACTTAATTCTTTAATATGTGGGCGGTGCTTATGCATCGCCTTTCCTTTTTAATGTGAGGTGGATAATATATGGCTAAATTACAACTTGAAGATTTGCTTAACCGCAATATGCAAGAGGGTTTTCAATCTAAAGATGTATATGTAAAAGGTTTAGGCGGTGAGTTAACTGTAATTCATCAACCATTACCAACTGTGTTACGCATTATGGATGAAATCAAACAGGATGCAACACTATCAACTTTAATGGATGCAATGGTACAACTCATCTATGCTTGCGTTCCTTTGTTTAAAAATAAAGAATTACAAGCAAAATATGAATGTGCTGAACCTACAGATGTAGTGTATAAAGTGCTAAACGATAGCGTGGAAGATATTACTGCATTAGGTGAAGCTATCTTGGGTATGTATGGTATTGCAAATCCTGTTGAAGATGTAAAAAAGCAATAAGAGCGGACAGGGAACTAACAATGTTCCGCTATTATATGCAAAAAGGCCATACATTATCCTCGTTACTTGCATTAGATCCATTAGAGCGCACGTTCTATTGTGCGTGCTTCGAACTGGATATGGAAGATTTAGAAAGGGGCAATAATGGCTAAAAGTATTAACGTATTACTTAGTCTTAAAGACCAATTCACCGCTCCGATGAAGAAAGCTGGCGATAGTGCTAAGGAAACCGAACGTAAAATGGTAGCCATGAAGAATAAGTTAAGTAATTTTGGTAGCGGAATTAATAACAAATTCTTAGGTATTGCTGGTAGCATCAGTAAGATGGGGCTGGCAATGTCAGGCTTGGGTGCGTTCGCTAGTGTTGGTGCTATTGTTGATTATGGTAAAAAGGCACTAGAAACGGCTAAAAGTGCAGAGTTATCTCAAACATTATTGCGTAATAGCTTGGCCAATAACAATTCATTGTATGATAAATCAGCACAGTCGCTAGATACTGCACAGAAACAATTAAACGAGTATGCATCTAAATGGGGTCAAGTCGGTGTTATCTCTGCTGGCACTATTCGTGCTGGGTATCAAGAGTTAAATAAATGGAATGTTCCTGTTGATAAGGTGGACGGACTATCAGAAGCCTTAACAAATCTTGTAGCTGGTAAGTTTGGTATTAATGCTACGGCAGAAGATGCACAGTTAGCATCGCAAGCAATCGGCAGAGCGTTCAATGGTGATGTAGCTGGCTTGACTAAGATGAAGATACCTTTAACGGAAGCACAAAAGCTAATCATTAAAAATGGTACAGAAGCCGAACGCTTGGCTACTATCAATGAAATCGTTAATGGTACATTCTCTAAACAGAATGAAATACTAGCTAATACACCAGATGGTCAACTAAAACGGATGAAGAACCAACAGGCAGCACTTATGGCTACGATTGGTAAAGGTCTATTGCCTATGCAAAAAGCCTTTATTGATATGGTAAGTACTATCATGCCTATAGTTGCACCAGTTATTCAAGATATATTCAATACATTTAGTGGTGCATTTACATGGATAGCACAGGTAATTACAGAGAATAAGGAAACCATCAAAACAAATTTAACAGAGGGTATGAACGTAGTTAAAAGTGTTCTAGCTACTGTTGGTAGTGTTATTAAGTGGTGTGTTGACAATCTTGGGTTCTTAGCACCTGTTCTTAAAGTAGTTGTAGCTGGTTTTGTTGCTTTTAATGTAATATCTAGCATCTTACCTATACTGTTATCTATATTCAGTGGCTTTATGACTGTAGTAAAAATTGTAAGAGTATTGAATATGCTAATGATTGCAAATCCTATGGTGTTTGCATTATATGCCGTGATAGCTGCTATTGCGTTATTGATCTATAACTGGGATACAGTAAAAGAGGTGGCAATAGGTGTATGGGATGCAATTTCAAGTTATGCTAGTGAATTATGGGATAGCTTAGTAAGTGGATGTACTGAATTTGTAAATGGTGTTATAGAGGTTGTTACACCTATTTATAACCGATTCATGGAAATCATGAGTCCTATACTTGATGGTGTGATGCAAATCTTCAATGGTATTATTGATTTTCTTGTTGGTGTATTTACTGGTAACTGGGATATGGCCTTTAATGGTCTAGTACAAATCTTTAATGGTTACTTTGGAATTATCAAATCCATCGCACAAGATGTGCTTGGCTGGGTACAAGATAAATTGCAATGGGCTGGAGAAAAGATAGATGCTATCAAAGAGGGCGGTTCTTGGTTATATAACAATACAATAGGCCGTGTAACTGGTGAACATAATGCAACTGGTACTGAGTACTGGAAAGGTGGAGCGACATATGTCAACGAAAATCAACGTGGCGAAATTATCAATCTACCGAATGGATCACAAGTAATTCCACACGATGAAAGCATGAAACAATTAGCAAGTGGCCGTGGCAATGTAACTGTGAATGTAACAGTACAAGGCAATGTAATCGGTAATGAAGATTTCATGGATGCGTGTGGCCGTCATGTAACCGATAAAGTAATGTTAGCTATGGGTAATATGTAGGGGGTGTGAAGTGAGTTTTCAAGACAATGCTAAGAGCGTAATGAAACAACGCTTGATGACTAAACAGGCAGACTTGCAGAAGTTAGCGGTAACACGTGCTACAAAGTTTGCCGATAAGATTTCACATGGTTTAGTCGGTAAGATTTTAGATTATGCCGAACGAAAACCAACTACAGATATTGTATTCCACTCTGAATTAACAGATGAATATATCACATTGCCTGTAGTACCTAACCCTTTACCTACGATTAGTGAACCGCAATCTAATGAAACATTTAATGGCCTTAGAGGTGATATTAAACTTATAGGGCCGTTAGGGTTGCGTACATTAACACTAGATAATATCTTGTTACCGATTAATAAGGACTACTCCTTTATTCGTGGTAATGGTAGCGATGGGTTACAATGTTTGCAATTCTTTCAAGCACAACGGCAGATGAAAGCCGTGATGCGGATATGTATTATTCAATCTGATGGCAATGAAATCCTTAATATGCCATGTGTCATTAATGATCTATCATACACCTATGACAAGATTGGCGATATTAAAGCCACAATAGGTATTGAAGAGTACGTATATACCAATACATCAACTACGGCTCAATCTTCAACTGGTGGCGAAAACAAGGCTACAGATACAAAGGCTACTGATAGTAAGGCGGTTAAGAAATGAAGCTACAGTATACAAACACAACCAAAGGCAAAGATGGTAAAGATGTTACTGAAACACGTGAAATTACCGCCTATACCAATAACTATCAAAGGTCAGATGGCATTGATACATTAGGTCAAGAATTTACCTTTGATTTAGCAGATAACCCTTTTGATTTTAACCTTATGGGTACACGGCTTGCTATTGGTGGCAAGATTGAGTTTAGTAACCAATTAAGCAACAATAATAAGAGTGCTACAACGCAGCTTAACGAAGAACAACAAGAGCAAGTAGTATTTCAAGGTATTGTGGTAGCAGAAAAGCAAAGCGGTGCTAACAAATATAGTTACACTTGCTTTGATTACTGCTTTTATCTCAACAAGTCAGAGATAGAAATTCAATTCAATGGTGTTAGTGGCCTTGAAGCTATCAAAAAGGTATGTAGTGAAAACAATGTGCCTTTGGGTAATGTAGCCGATATTAAGACTAGTATCAAGAAGATATATCAAGGTGAAACAGTATCTGATGTTATCAAGGATATTATCAAGCAAGCTACAGAAGAAACTGGCTATAAATACCGCTTAGAATACCGAGATGGCAAGATACACGTTGAGGACTACAAGGATTTAGTGCTTGATAAGGTTATCACTCAACCTATCAACAATTACTCAAGAGATTTGAGTATGGAAGATATGCGTAATAGCATCGTAGCCATATCTCAAAAGGAAAAGAGTACATCTGTTAAGTCTACTATTCAAGATGATGAAAGCATCAAGAAATACGGCTTAATTAAGAAGATAGTGAAAGTTGATAATAAGAAGCAAGCACAGACCGTACAAATTGCTAAAAAGACTATTCAAGATACTAATAAGGTAGCTGAAAAGTTAAACCTAACATTATTAGGTGATGATACAGTAAGGAGCGGTCGCATTATTATCATTGATGATTACACAGTAGATATACACGATAAATTCATAGTAGAAAATTGCAAACATAATTATGGAGTTAACCATACTATGACATTAGATCTAAAGCGTGTAACGAAAGAACTTGATACAAGCAAGTATGCTACAAGCACTACTACAACTGTTACACCTAATGCTACAAATAGTACTGCTAATGCAACGCAAGTTGATGCTGGTATGAACGCACTCAACGGATACGAAAGCGTATATCGTGATAACGGATGCGTAGATGTGGCGGTTAAGGCTGGTTCATATTACAGTCCATTCTTAAAGCAACAGGCTGATATTGGTACGGCTAATGTAGATACACTTGTTAATAATGCTCAAAGTGCTGGCTATAAGGTAGAAGCCTTTGATGGCTACGCTAAAAAAGGTGATATCTTAGTCTATGGTAATAATCAACACGTTATTATCTCTGATGGTGCTGGCGGTGGTTTTGGTAACAGTAGTAGCGAAGGACACGCTAAATTCTATTCAGATGCCAATAACGCATGGCACACAAACGAAGCACCTAGTAAAGTAATTAGAATGTCATAAGGGGGTATATATGGAAGAATGGCACAGTCAGATGGCTTCTATGTTTAAAGATAGAACCAACCCTATACGGATAGGTGCTTGCCTTGGAGAGGTTATCAGTACTTCACCATGGAAGGTAGCTATTAAAGATGGGAAGTTTATGATAGATGCATCTAATGGTTATGTATGCTTTCAATTAATTCACCATATCACCACATACTCTTATCGACATAGTGGCAAAATGACACACAAAGGGTGTCCAGCTGGGCCACAATCTGATTATGAAGCACAGGGTGATGGCAAGATAGTGCTTGATGAATTATGGAAAGCTGGCGATAAAGTACTTGTTATTCCAGATGAAAACGAGCAACATTTCTTTATCGTTGATATTGTGAAAGAGGGGGTATGATGTTCCCAAAGGACTACAATTTCACAAACTCTATCCAATCAACTGCAACGGCTACTAACTCACAACATAAGGTGGGGCGGTCATTCAAATTTGATTACAAGACACATCGTTTTGTATTTGAGGATGGTCGCAACGTAGAAGATACGCAGATTGAAGCGATAAAACAATGGATTGAGTTATTTATTCGTACTGAAATGAAGAAATACCTAATCTATAGTGATAGTTTTGGTTTAGATCTAACTAAGCTATTAGGGTACAGATTGCCACGTGCATATAAAGTATCTGAAATAAAAAGAAGAATAACCGAAGGTATCATGAACAAAGTACCATGTGTTGTAGTTGTTAAAGATTGGCAATTCAACGCTGGTATTTTTTATTTCACAGTAGTTACTAATACAGGGGAAGAGGTGAAGATAGAACATGAATTCGAATTATAGTGTTGATAGTATCCATAATACGATGCTTGAAAACATTGATGATGCGTATCAGAAAACAGAAGGCTTTCCAACGTATGACATAACAAGAGGTGAAGCATTTGCTTTACTTGAACTGTGGAAGAAGGCGGAAGAAATTGAACGCAAACAAAACGTGGATAACTTAACAGGCGATGAACTAACAAGGGTAGTATTCCAACGCAAAGGAACACAACGAAAGTTAGCAACTAAGGCAGTATGTAACCTACGTATTGTAGATGGTAACGGAACTATTCATGAGGGTGATTTATTCGAAAGTGAAAGCGGTATTCAATACGAGTCGCTAGAAAACAAGGATGTTGTTGATAACTCTATCATCAAAATTCGATGTACTAAAGCTGGTGCAGTTGGTAATGTTCCTAAAGGTAGCATCACTCAAATGCCTATCACTATTGCTGGTATCAATGCAGTTATCAATGATGATGCTGCAAAAGGTGGCGAAAATGAGGAAGCAGACGATGATTTGCGTGAACGCTACTATGAAGAGTTAAGAGAACCAGCTACGAGCGGTAACGATTACCACTACAAGCAATGGGCCAAAGAGGTCGAAGGTGTAGGCGAAGCTAATGTAATAGGCTTATGGAATGGCAACAATACTGTTAAAGTGATTGTTATTAATTCCGATAGAAAGGCTGCTAGTACCGATTTAGTTAAGCGTGTACAAGATTACATAGACCCAGAGAGCAAAGGTATTGGTGAAGGTCAAGCACCAATTGGTGCACATTGTACTGTAGTTAGTGCTACAGAAGTGCCAATCAATATTGATGCTAGAGGTGTACAACACACTACAACGGATACTAAATCCACTATTACAAATGACATTACTGAAGCGGTAACCGCTTACCTAAAGAAGATAGCCTTTAAACAAAACTATGTATCAGTCGCACAAATTAGTAACATTATCATTGATAATGCTGGTGTTACTGACTATGAAAGTGTAACTGTAAATGGACAGACAACTAAAATCAATCTAACAAATGAGCAAGTTGCCGTATTGGGTACAGTTAGCGTGGCTTTAAATGACTAATAAAGACTTCAAAGAGTATGCACTTAGAGCCATTAATAAGATGTATCGTAATGATCCATGGGTTCGTGAATTATATCAAGCAGCTGGATTACAACTGCAAGATATAGATGAACTACTAGATGTGTTATTAGATAATGGCTTCTTTGATGCGGTAGGTGAACGTGGCCTAAAGGTTTACGAAAAAGATTTAGGTATCAAAGGTGATGGCTCAATTGAACAACGCAGAGCCATTGTGCAAATGCTATGGAACAACAATGGCAAGTGTACACTGGATAGAATTAGGGCGATTGTTAAGACATTCGTACTAGATGATGTAGATGTTCAGTTTGAAGATGGTGTATTGAAGTTAGAGTTTAACAACTCATCCTTTGTATATGCTATACCACAAATTAGAAGCAACTTGACTGTAGTTAAACCTTCACATATTGGATTAAGTATTAATGATGTACATAGCGTTGATACTGAATTATATGCTGGTAGCATTGTTACTACGTTTGAAACAACAACTATCAATCCTATGGTTGGATTTAATTCAACGCTAGAAGATGCATCTATAGTGGCTGGTGTGTATATCACTAAAGCTAATGTAATTAATCGTATTAATTGTTAAGGAGGGTAAATAATGCCTAGTCAATATCCACAGAACGTGGTTACTAAAAATGGTTTGGCAATGATTGCTGAAAGTGTTGCCACACGTAAAAACTTAATATTTACACGTGTAGTAGTAGGTGATGGAGATGCTACAGGTCGCAATTTTAATGATATGACATCTGTAATTTCTCCAAAAATGGAATTGCCAGTAACAAGCGGTGTAAACGAGGGTAACGGTCAATACTTAATTACGGCTACGTTATCCAACAATACTTTAAATGTAGGATTCTTCCCACGTGAGGTTGGTCTATATGCAAAAGTTGATGGTAAAACAGAAATGCTATATAGCTATACAAATGGTGGCAACAATGTAGGATATGTTCCAGACAAGACAACACCAATTGATAGTGAGATTTATAAAATCAGAACAGTAATTGGCAATGCTAAAAACATTACTGTGAATATGTCTGATAGTACATTTGTTACTAAAGGCGAACTGGATAGATATGTTTCAATTACATCTGGTGGCTATTTCAAAGATGCAAACAAAACTAATACTGGGTTATCATTCATTAAAGGTGATAATACATCTAAAATAATTGAGTTTATCACCTCTAATTACAATGATAGTGATACTAATAAAGTGCTTAATTTATCAACGCTAAAAAGTCTATTAGGGCAAGGTGCTATTGTAGCATCTAAACTAACTAACAATAGCGGATATGTAAAATTTGCTAATGGGTTTACTATTCAATGGGGATTTGGTGGACAAGATAATGTAACTAAAACAGAAGTTACATTCCCTATTAGATTTACTACGTTGTTTATGGCTAATGCTATTGATGCATTCTGGTCTGGTTCAGATACACCTAGATATTTTGCAAACTCTGCCAATGAAAGCACTAACACAAAAGCAGTATTTGTCGCAAGTGATAGATATGCAGCATCGTATTACTGGTTTGCATTAGGCATGGCATAAGGGGAGGAGAAAACACATGAACCAATATGTATTCGTATTAAACGAAATGGGCGAAAGAATTACATCCTTTGTGGATAATATGATTAGCAAAGATGAACTACTAGATCATGCTAAAAAAGAATGGCCATATGCAGCGGATTATATTTACTCTGCAGACGGAGATAGTATGCTAGATGAATTTATGGCTGGCAAGCTTTATGTAAATGGTGAATTTGTGACACCACAACCAAAAGAGCCAACTAAGGCTGAACAAATTACAGAAATTAAAAATTATTATGATAAACGATTTGATGCATTAGATAAGGCAGTATTGCGTAGACGGTTAGCTAATGCAGATATTAGCGACTTACAAACACAATACAAAACCTTGCAAGCGGAAATGGTAACTAAAATTAAGGCGGTGAAATAATATGGACGATATTAAAAGCAATGTACCTGTAATGCGTTTTTGTGAATATTGCTGGGCCACATTAAATGAAGACGGCACTTGCCCTACAGAGGGATGTATTCATAATGATCTAATGGATTTAGAAAAGGATGATGCGGATGTTACCAGTCCTACACAACTTTAATGTAATTAAAGGAGAAGCAATCACTCTAAATGTTGGATATACAAATGCAGTAGATAGTGAAAGCCTATTTGCGTGTGTTAGAAAATATCCAACGGATGATGCGTACAAGGCAAAGTTTGATGTGGCAGTATCACAAGAGGGGTTAGAAGGTGATGAGCTCAGTAAAATCATCTTATCATTGGATACCAACACATTAGACTATGGCAAGTATTATTGGGATTTATTCCTATGGAGTGGAGAAAAGCCTATTAAATGTCTGATAAAAGGTGAAATAACAATAGCTGAAGGCATCAGCAATAGGGGGAAATAATATGAGT